TAGGTATTCGCAACTGCAGAAAATTTTTAGATATGGACAGTTTCAATCAACGTAATTTTATAGGCTACTAGGGCTTCATATGGCTACACAGAGAGATATTGCTGAACATTTAGACTTATCAGTCAAAAGAGTGTCAGAACTCATTAGAGATGGTATTTTGCCATCAAAAAAAGGCAGAAGCCCATTGAACATAGATGTCTGCAGATTTGCTTATATCTCATACCTTAGAAAACTAGGTGGCTACAACAAGAAGACTGGTACTGGTGACATTGCAGAGGAGAAAACCAAACTAACTGCAGCTCAAGCAAGAAAAGCTGAATTAGAAGTTGAGCAACTAGAAGGCAATCTTATACCTGCAGCATTGGTACAAGATACATGGATTGATTATGTAGCTAATGCCAGAGCTAAACTAATAGCATTGCCATCAAGAATTGCACATCAAGTTATAACAGTTGAGAACTATCCAGAAGCAGAACAGATCATTAAAGATAAGGTTTATGAAGCACTAGAAGAACTAGGAGAAAATGGAATACCAACAAAATATAGAAAAGGTGATACAGCAGACCAACCAGATATGGTCACCACCACCAAATCTACAAGTTAGTTCTTGGTCAGATAATTACAGAAAACTATCACCAGAATCTTCTGCTGAAGCAGGTCAGTGGAGAACTGATAGAGCTGAATATCAACGTGAGATAATGGATGCCTTCAATGACCCAAACATTGAAAGGATTGTGGTCATGACTAGCTCACAGGTTGGCAAAACTGAAATACTGCTCAATGCAATTGGTTATTACATAGACCAAGACCCATCACCTATGCTTATAGTGCAACCAACATTGCAGATGGGTCAGTCATTCTCTAAAGATAGGCTTGCAGGCATGATTAGAGATACAGAAAAGATTAGAGAATGTGTAAAAGATGCAAAAAGCAGAGATAGTGGCAACACAACCATGCATAAAAAGTTTGCAGGTGGTCATTTATCTATTGTGGGTAGCAACAGTCCTGCAGGTTTAGCATCAAGACCAATCAGAATCTTACTTATGGATGAGGTAGATAGATGGGAAACGTCAGCAGGAAGTGAAGGTAGTCCAGTTAGTTTAGCTGTAGCAAGAACTAAAACCTTCTGGAATCGCAAGATTTACATGTGTAGCACACCAACAATCAAAGGGTTATCTGCAATTGAATCTGCTTTTGAAGAGTCAGACCAACGTTATTACTATGTGCCATGCCCAGAATGTGATCACAAACAAGTATTGAAGTGGAAGAATGTTGTCTGGGAAGAAAACAATTATGAAACTGCAGCTTATGCATGTGAAGAATGTGGTTCTGTAATTGATGAAGCTAAAAAACAATGGATGATCAAGAATGGTGAGTGGAGAGCAAGTGCAAGCAAAAGCAAAACTGCAGGTTTCCATATTTCAGAGCTGTATTCTGTCTGGTCAACATGGGCAGATATGGCTAAAGCATTTCTTGAAGCAAAAAAGAATCCAGAAACTTTGAAAACATGGGTCAACACTTCTTTAGGTGAAACATGGGAAGAACAAGGTGAAGCTGTTGAGTATGAATCACTGCTTGAACGTAGATTAAATTATGATCACACTTCAGTTCCAGAAGATGTGCTTGTAATCACAGTTGGATGTGACGTACAAAAAGACAGAATTGAATTACAAACTGTTGGGTGGGGTAAAAACTATGAAGCATGGGTTTTGGATTACAAGATTCTCTGGGGTGACCCTAATGCATTTAATGTTTGGTCAGACCTAGATGCTTATCTCAAGAAAAGATTTAAAACTGAAACAGAAAGAATCATCCCCATCTCATGTTGCACAGTTGACTCTGGTGGACACCATACACAAAGAGTTTATGAATTTACAAAAGAACGACATTCCAGAAGAGTGTTTGCTGTTAAAGGTTCAAACCAGACTGGGAAAGCAATAGCAAATAGACCAACCTTCATTGGAAAAAACAGAGCTGTCCTGTATCCAGTTGGAACTGACACAGCAAAAGAAGCAATCTTTGCAAGATTATCTACTGATAAGGAAAGTACAACGCTGCATTTTTGTTCAGACCTTGATGAAGAATACTTTAAGCAACTCACTGCAGAAAAAAGAGTCACTAAGTTTGTCAGAGGTAAAAAATCTCTAGTCTGGAAACAGATCAGACCTAGAAACGAAGCACTGGATACTTTAGTTTATAACTTTGCAGCCATCTACATCCTTAATCCTAACTTTGCTGTCATTGAGGAAAAAATACTTACAAATACAGCAAATTTTGCTGAAAAACCTCAAAAAAGGCGAAAAATAGCAAAAAACACCACAAATTTTGCTACTTCATGGAAATAATTGTAGATATATAAGTATATATCTATATAATTAGTTGTATGTTTACACAAATTACTATGGAGAACGACATGAAAAACTTAATTACAAAACTAGAAAAACTTTTTGCAGATGTTGATGCTAAAGTTTTAAAAGCTGTTGAAGATAATCTTAGGTATGCAATTCAAGAGCTACAAGAATATTGGTCAAGCAAAATTATTGATCAAGATGTCTTGAAAAAAATCATGACTGATTGTGGCATTGACAGAGATTTAGTTGGTCAAATTCGCTTTTACTTTGCTAATAAGGATGCAGAGACTGCATTTGCTACTGTGCTAGAAATGGTGCAAGACCCAGTTTTGCAAAAGCATGAAAAGAGGAACTATACAATTGCAAAAAAACTTATCAGCAATGGCATATCTGATTTAGAAGCTAAGTCTTTAGAAGAAACTGTTAGTGATTTTACCTACATTCAAGAATGGTTAATTGATAATCTTATTGTTCAAATAAGAGTTATATTTGCAGGTGGTTATAACGTGCAAAAACTACATTCAAGAACACTTTGCATTGTTAAGGAGTGTGCATAATGGCTAGAGATAAACATTCAGTCAATACTCATCTCACTACAAAAGAGGTGAGGTTAGTGCAACGAATGATGCACAAAACTTTTATTGCTTATGAAGATGAGCTTAAAGGTGATGCAACCTATTTAAAACTTTTAGACAGATTGACTAATGCAGTTAGGAATCAAAAAGAACAAGGTTACTTTAAATAATCTATATCTAGCTAAAATTACTAAAGGCTCTTAATTGAGCCTTTTTTATTTTTGGCTTGACAATTTCTACACAGACCTTAGTGTTTTACTAGGATGTATCTAACATTATGAGGTTTTTATTTGGCTAATAAATTCGATTCAGCAAACTTTCCTACTCAAGTTCCAAGTGAATTACAGCTTGGCGATTTCTGGGCATGGAAAAGAGACGATCTAGCAACAGATTATCCTGTTGCAGATTATGCATTAACTTATGAATTCAATTTAATTGATGGCTCAACTGCAGCAAACTTCACTTTGACTGCAACAGAGTCTGGAGACGAGTACATCATCTCAACCTCATCTACTACTTCTTACACAGTTGGCAACTACAACTGGATTTCTTACATAACAAGAAGCTCTGACTCTGCAAGGGTCAAGTTAGAAGAAGGCTATGTAGAGATACAAGATAACTATGCAACAACTTCTGCTTCAGTAAGAAGTCATGCAAAAAAAGTATTAGATGCAATTGAAGCTGTTATTGAAAACAGAGCAAGCATGGATCAGCAATCTATGTCTATTGCAGGTAGATCATTATCAAGAATGTCTATCACTGACTTGATGACATTTAGAGATAGATACAAAGCTGAATATTTAAAAGAAGTGAAGATAGCAAGAATTAAAAATGGTTTAGCTTCTGGAAACACTATCAAAGTTAATTTTGGTCAAAATCAAATCACACCTAAGAGTTAATCATGGCATGGTATAACAACATATTTAACAGAAAAGAGGTACAAACAAAAAAACGTAGAGCTTATAGAAGAAGTTATACAGGTGCTAATGCAGGCAGATTGTTCTCTGACTTCTTAACTACATCTACAAGTGCTGATGCTGAAATTAAAGATAACATAAGAGTCCTAAGAGATAGGGCGAGAGAGTTAGCAAGAAACGATAGCTACATAGCTAGATACTTAAATCTGATGGTGTCTAATGTTATCGGTAAGCATGGCATAAGAGTTAGCTCTAAGGCACGACTAGATGACCCAGTTAATAAGGGAAAGCTAGACCTAAGAGCTAACCTGCTCATTGAGGAAGCATGGAAGGAATGGACAAAGATTGGGAACTGTACCACCAATGGCAGATTGTCATTTTTAGATTGTCAAAAAATATTCATAGAATCACTTTGCAGAGATGGTGAAGTTCTTATTAGAAAAGTAAAAGACAAAAATTCACCATTTGGTTTTAAATTGCAGTTCTTAGAAGCAGATCATTTAGATGAAGATAAAAATGATTACTACAAACAGAATGGCAACAGAATCAAAATGGGTGTTGAGGTAGATGAGTTTGATAAGCCAGTTGCTTATCATTTATACAAGCATCATCCTTATGAGAGAACTTATCTTAATGAGAATCAGCACATAAGAGTTCCTGCAGAAGAGATCATTCATGCCTTCTTGCCACAAAGAGCAGAACAGACCAGAGGTGTTTCTTTAATTGCAACAGCAATGCCTACAGTCAAACAACTTAATGGTTATCTTGAAGCAGAGGTAGTAAGTGCTAGAGTATCAGCTAGTAAACAAGGGTTCTTTATTAGTCCAGATGGTGATGGTTATGTTGGTGATGGTGAATATGAAGATTCATTTAGTCCAACCATGACAGCACAAGCAGGTGTGTTTGAACAATTACCTGCAGGTATGGACTTTAAAGCATTTGACCCACAACATCCAACGTCAGCTTTTGATGCATTTACTAAATCAGTTTTAAGAAGCATAGCATCTGGACTTAACATTTCTTATCATTCATTATCTAATGATCTTACATCTGTAAACTACAGCTCTATCAGGCAAGGTGCTTTAGAGGACAGAAGCATGTTTCAGATATATCAACAATTTGTCATTGAACATTTTATTGAACCAGTCTTTAAGTCTTGGTTAGAAATGGCAGTGTCAACTAATTACATTAAATTGCCAGTATCTAAGGTAGATAAATTTGCAAGTTCAGTAACTTTTATACCTAGAAGTTTTGCTTGGATAGACCCACTTAAAGAAATGCAATCTAATGTAATTGGTTTACAAAATGGAACTGTCACTTATTCAGATATCTGTGCATCTTATGGTAGAGACACAGAAGAACTTTTTGAACAACATCAAAAGGAGATAGAGTTAGCAAAACAATATGGTATTGAATTAGCTTATCAACCTTTTGGAACTAAATTACCAGTAGAAGCTGTCATCAGTGGTGGAGAAGAAGAAGATGAGCTTTAAGCCAACAGCAGGCATGAAGGCAGAAGCTCAAAGAGGTCTTGATTGGCGTGAAGAACATGGTAGAGGTGGTACAAGAGTTGGTGCTGTAAGAGCAAGACAGATTGTAGCAGGAGAGAATCTATCAGAAGAAACAGTCAAAAGAATGTACAGCTTCTTCTCAAGACATGAAGTAGATAAAGAAGCTGAAGGATTTAGTCAGGGTGAAGATGGATACCCTTCTAATGGCAGAATTGCATGGGCATTATGGGGTGGAGATGCAGGTTATAGTTGGTCAAGACAAATAGTGGAACGACTAAAAAAAGAAGATGAGAGAGCTGTATCAGGTAAAGCCCTAGAAATGATTAAGAACAAAGTTGAAGAACATAATGAAGAAGTTGGTGATGTTGCTTCTAAAAGAACAACAGTAGGAACATTATCAAAAGTGTATGAACGTGGTATAGGTGCATATAAAACTAATCCTGCATCTGTAAGACCCAATGTAAGTTCACCAGAGCAATGGGCAGCAGCTAGAATTAATAGCTTTCTTTATGCCTTGCGAAATGGTAGATTTAGGAGTGGTAAGCATGATACTGACTTGCTACCAGAAGGACATCCACAATCAACGAAAAACGAGGAGAAAAGCATGGATAAAGTTGATGAAAGACATATCCTAAATATTGATGAAAAAGAAGATTCTGTAGTTATAGAATTTTCAAAACATCATGAGGATGAAATTGAAGAATCTGAACCAGTTGAAGCGACTGATGCAGAGAATTCAATGCATGAAGATGAAGATGAAAGGAAGGTAGTTGATCTTATTAGATACAGAACTATTGACCTATCAAGGGCAGATCACATTGATGAAGAAAATAGAAGAGTCAGAGTGGGTGTATCATCTGAAATGCCAGTAGACAGAAGTTTTGGAAAAGAAGTGTTAGGACACAAAGAAAATGAAGTGGACATGGAGTTCATGAAAAGTGGAACAGCACCTTTTTTATTAGATCATGATATGACCAAACAAATTGGTGTAATCGAAGAGTTTAAACTTGATGAGACTGCTAAGAGGACAATTGCAGTTGTGAGATTTGGTAAATCTGCACTTGCTCGTGAAGTTTTTGAGGATGTAGTTGATGGTATAAGAATGAATATATCAGTAGGCTACAAAATAAATAAGATGGAACGTGTCAAAGATGACAATGATGAGGAATACTACAGGGCTAGTTGGACACCTTTAGAGGTAAGTTCAGTTGCAGTTCCTGCAGATCAATCCAAATCAGTTGGAGTTGGGCGTTCTGAAACTAACTTAATTCACAAACAGGTGAGAAATATGGAAAACGAAAAACAAGAAATTAATCTTGAAGAAGTTAAATCCAAAACTGTTGAAGATGCAAAAGCTGAATTCAAAAGAAACTCAAAAGAGATTATTGATTTAGCAGTCAGACACAACAAAAGAGATTTAGCTGACAAAGCCATATCAGAAGGTATTTCTGTGGAAGAGTTTAGAGGTGTCCTCTTAGAGAACATTGCTAACGATCAACCATTAGAAACACCATCAGATATTGGTATGACTAAGCAAGAAGTCAAAAGATTTAGCGTAGTGAAAGCCATTCGTGCTTTAGCTAATCCTGCTGACAGAAAAGCACAAGAAGATGCTGCCTTTGAACTAGAATGTAGTGAAGAAGCAGCTAGAGCAAATGGAACAACTGCACAAGGCATCATGCTTCCTGCAGACGTTCTTGCAACATGGGGTCAAAGGGATTTGAACTCATCAGATGACTCAACTTTAATTCCACAGGATTTTAAAGGTGGGGACTTTATAGACGTACTTAGAAATTCATCTTCAGTTATGGCTGCAGGTGCAACTATGCTAAGAGGACTGCAAGGTTCTGTTGTAATTCCTAAGAAAACCGCAGGTTCAAGTGCAGGTTGGATTGCTACAGAAGGTTCAGCTTCTTCTGAATCAGAGTTCACATCAGGCAGTGTAACTATGTCACCAAAAGTAATTGGTGCTCATACAGATGCTACTAGATTACTTCTACAACAAAGCTCATTAGATATTGAAAACCTAATCAGAGATGACCTAACACAATCAATTGCAACAGCTATTGATCTAGGTGCATTGGCAGGTTCAGGTTCTTCTGGTCAGCCTACAGGTATTAAAAATACTTCAGGTATTAACAGCACAACATTTGCTGCTGCTAATCCAACTTATGCTGAAATCATTGCAATGGAATCAGAAGTTGCAAATGACAATGCATTGATTGGCAACCTTTCATATATCTGTAAGCCTGCAGACTATGGCACACTTAAAACTGTAACTAAAGATTCAGGTAGTGGTCAGTTTGTAGTTGAGCCAGATGGCAGAATGAATGGTTATGGAGTTGTTAGATCAAATCAAGTCACTTCAGGTGATTTCTATTTTGGTAACTTCTCTGATCTATTAATTGGTATGTATGGTTCACTTGATATCACAGTTGACCCTTACAGCTTGTCTAATACAGGTTCTATTAGAATTGTTGCTCTACAAACTGTAGATGTAGCAGTAAGACATGCTGTTAGCTTCTGTGTGTCTAATGATGGCTAATTAATAAATGCTAACTTGGAATGGGGGGAGTAATCCCCCCAACTTAAATATGAAAAATTTTTTAATACTTAGAGATACAGTTGCTAACAAGCAACGTGTCAAAGCAGGCGATATAGTAGAACTACCAGAAGATATTGGTTATGAGCTATGTGCCTATGGCAAAGCTGAACCACATGCAGGTAAAGCTAAACCTAAAAAAGCAGATAGAAGTGTTGGCTTAGAAAAGTCAGAGGAAGCTCCAAAGAAAAGAGCTAAAAAATAATGCCTTTAGAGAGTGCTGCAGATTTTTCTTCATATCTGGATGCAACAACAGGTCATGCAGTAACTGCAACATTCTTTGAAACAGGTGTTTTATTTGATGATTACCCTCTTATAGACACTTTAGGATTTATTGATGATGGATTTTCTACTTTAATAAATCTAATTATTGATGATGGTTATTTTGATATAGGTGGTCAATCTGTAGATGTAGCAGGTTTTGAACCAAGAGCTATTTTAAAAATATCAGATGCACCTAACGTTTCTCAAAATGACAAAATAGTTGTTAATGCAATAACAACAGATCAAGGCAATACACTTAAAGCTCAAACTGAATACAGAGTAAGAACAGTTGAGCCAGACAATACAGGTCTAGTTTCTCTAGTCTTAGAGGAGCAATAATGTCACAGTTCAGATTAGAAACAGAAGCAGATATGGCAGCATATCTTGATATTGATTTTGGTCATGCTGTGTCAGCAACTTACACAAAAGACTCTACAGATACTACAGTGAATCTTATTCTTAATAACGAATACATTGAACAAGATAATGGGGTTGGTGTGGAAGCACTAAAGCCAGTTGCATATCTAAGGACTGTAGATGCACCTAATGCTAGTTTTGGCGATACATTAGCAGTTAGTGCAATAAAAGATGTTAATGGTAATACGCTAAAAGCTGCACAAAATTACACCATAGTAAATGTGCAAGCAGATAGAACAGGTTTCTCTGCATTTGAATTAGAGGAAGTGTAATGTCACATGTAAGACAACAAATTAGAGAATATTTTGGTACAACACTGACTGGTCTTACAACCACAGGTAGCAGAGTGCATGAATCCAGAGTCTATCCTTTAGAGTCATTGCCTGCTCTAGTTATTTACACAAAATCCGAAACTTCAGAACCAGTAGTCATAGGTTCTGCAAGAGAATTACTAAGAGAATTAGAAGTAGTTGTTGAAGGCTATGCGAAAGCAACTACCAATTTTGACGATACAATTGATACAATATGCAAGGAAGTAGAAGAAGCAATCGCAGCAGACCCTACATTAGATAGTAAAGCTAAAGATGCATTTATATCTTCTACTGAAATTGATTTTAATGGTGAAGGTGAAAAACCATTAGGTTTTGTGACTATGACCTTCACAGTTCAATATCACACACATGAAAATGATGTTGAAACAGCAATATAGGAGTTAAACATGAAAATGATTAGTCCAGATGGTAAAGTTTCTATAGATGCTCATCCTTCTAAGGTTGAGTCTTTATTGAATATGGGTTGGAAGGAAGAAGCAGCCCAGTCTAAAGACAAAGTTAAATCTTCTTCTAAAAAGTCTAAAGACGAGGTAGAAAATGGCAACACATAAAGGTAGTGAAGGTGTCATCAAGGTTGGAACTAACACTGTAGCAGAAGTTAGATCATACTCAATTGATGAAACTGCAGACGTGCTTGAAGATACAAGCATGGGTGATTCAGCAAAGACCTACTTAGCATCTTTAACTTCTTTTTCTGGAAGTTTAGATGTGTTTTGGGATGAAACTGACACAAGTGGTCAAGGTGCTTTAACTGTTGGCTCATCTGTGACTTTAAATGTATATCCAGAAGGTGCTGATAGTGGCGATACCTATTATTCTGGTACAGCTCTTGTAACAGGTGTTTCAAGGTCTGGTTCATTTGATGGCATGGTTGAAGCAAGCATTTCAGTACAGGGTTCTGGTGCATTAACACAATCAACAGTCTAAGATGAAGGCTATTGAAAACGCTAAAAAGCATTTTGCAGAGCAAGATGTAAAAGTAATTAAAGTTCCAGAATGGGGTTCAGATGATGAACCTTTAATGATATACAGCAAGCCATTAACGTTAGCTGAAACCTCTAAGCTCTATAAAATGAGTAGAGAGGATGATCTGACAATGATGGCTTATGTATTAATTTATAAAGCACTTGATTCTAATGGTGATAAGTTATTTAGTCTTGAAGATAAACAAGCATTATTAAATTCTGTAGATAGGGAAGTTTTAATGAGGGTTGCTCAAGAAATAACAGGTCAAGAGCCAGTAGAGGAAGTTAAAAAAAACTAATAAAGGATACTAATTTATATTCACAATATGCACTAGCAGAAAAGTTAAATAAAACTTTGCTTGAATTGCAGCAAATTAGTGTCCAAGAATATCAAGGATGGATAGCTTATTTTGAAATAAAAGCTGAAAAGGAAGATGGCAAATAAGAAAGTTAAATTTACACTTACTGCAGTAGATAAGACTAAAGCAGCTTTTGATAGAGTTGGTAATGGTCTTAAAAAAGTAGGTGGTGCAGCAAGAACAACAGCAAAAGGAGTTGCAGGTGTAGGTCTTGCAGCTACAGGTGTTGCTGCTGCTTTAACTATTGCAACAAAAAAATCTTTAGATTATGTTGATGCTATTGGTAAAACAGCTACCAGAACAGGTATATCCACAGACTTACTACAAGCATTTCAACAAGGAGCAATAGAAGCAGGCTCATCTATAGAAGCAGCACAAAAAGGTTTAGAAAAATTTACTAGATCAGTTGGTGATGCAAGCAGAGGTTTAAAAACACAGGCAGACATATTTAAAGATATGGGTGTTGAAATCTTTGATGTCAATGGAAACATCAGAGATATGACAGACATATTGTTTGATACTGCAGATGGTATTGCTAATTTTAATTCAGAAGCAGAGAGAGCAACAGCACTTGCAAATTTATTTGGTAGGTCTGGTACACAGTTCCAACAAATTTTTGAGGGTGGAGCTGAAGGCATCAAGGATTTTATAGAACAAGGCAAACAACTTGGTTTTATTATTGGTGCAGATGGTATTAGAACTGTTGAAAAATTTAATGACACAGTATCACAAATAAAAGCATCTGCAGGTGGTTTAGCCAATCAATTAGTTGTTGCATTAGCACCTGCATTTTTAGCAATTGCAGAAGGTTTAAAACAATTTGTAATAGAACAGGCAGCAGCAGTAGGTGGATTTGATCAGTTAGGTAAAAAAATGGCTACTGCTATTATTGGTGCTGTACAAGTATCAGTAGAAGCTATTGCAGAATTAATCAATGGACTAAACAAGGTAGGTCAATTTCAAAAACACTTTGAAAACTTTTTCGTATTACTTGGAAAAATAAGAGGTATGGAAATTGAATTTATACCCTATGAAGAAGTTTTGAATGTAGAAGAATTTAATAAACAGATGGATGCACTGTTAGAAAAAGTTGAAAACAGTGATTTTGTAACACAGGATTTTATTGACACATTAAAAGGTATGGGTGGTGGTTTAACAGACATGCAAAATCCAATGGCAGTCTTTATGGCACAGCTTGAAGATGTTAATAAATCAATTGGCACAGCAGCAGTTTCTTCTATGAAGAAATTTGAAGATACAATTATCAATGGTATCAAAAGTGGAAAACTAGCTTTTAAAGATTTTGCAAACTTTGTTATTGAACAATTATTAAGAATAGCAATACAGCAAGCAATTATAAAACCACTTGCAGGTGCTATATTTCCTGCATTACCAACCTTTAATAATGGTGGATATACAGGCTCTGGAATTAGAGCAGGTGGTGTAGATGGCAAGGGTGGCTTTCCTGCAGTATTACATCCTAATGAAACTGTAATAGATCATACAAAAGGTCAGAGCATGGCATCTTCTGCTACTGTAAACTTTAATATTAATACTGTTGATGCTTCTGGTTTTGATGAACTATTAGTATCAAGAAAAGGCATGATAACAGCTATGGTTAATCAGGCTATGAACTCAAGAGGTAAGGTGGGTGTAATATGAGTGGTGCATTTCCTATCAGTCCTGCTTTTAGGGCATTAAATTTTAGAAACGTAAGACCTACAATTGTAGATCACAGTTTATCTGGGAAAAGAGTTGTTAGGCAGATTGGTTCGCAATATTTTACTTTTGAAGTTGTTATGCCACCTATGGTTTATGCAGATGCAATGGATGTGTTTGCATTTTTACAAAAACAAAAAGGTAGTTTTGAAACCTTTACAATCACATATCCAACAGACAACAGAGGAGCAGGTAAAGCAGAAACAGATATATTAGTTAATGGTACACATGCAGTTAGTGATAGCACGATTGCTTTAGATGGTTTTGCAGCATCTACAACAGGCGTATTAAAAGCAGGTGATTTAATTAAGTTTGCACATTCAAAAGTTTATATGGTGCAAGATGATATTAATTCTAACTCTGGTGGAGAGGTGACAGTTTCTATAGAACCAAGTTTAGTGACTGCATTAGCTAACGATTCAGCAGTCACAGTCAATAAGCCATCTTTTACAGTTTATCTAACGTCAGAAGAAATTATGTACACCACAGATGCTTCTGGTCTTTACAGCATACAATTTGAAGTAAGAGAAGTTATAGAATAATGGCAAGGTCTATTAGTTCAGGCTTGCAAACACAAATAGCCAATGATGCTAATAATATTGCTTTTCTAGTTGAGTTAAATTTTTCTACACCTATAAGAGTCACCAACTTTTATAGAGATGTCACTTATGATTCTAATGCTTATGAAGCAGGTGGTAATTTCTTAAATGTAGCTGCATCTCAAGAAACAGGTGAAGCTGCAGTGCAAGACCTGCAAATTACTATGTCTAATGTCACCTCAACAATAAGAACTGTTATTGAGGGTGGTGATTACACAGATAAATCAGTAAATGTTTATATAGCCTTTTTTGATACCAATGAAACGCTTGTTGATGCAACAACATTTTTTTCAGGCTTAATAAGCAGTTGCAGCATATCAGAAACCATTGATTCATCTGCAGTGACAATTAATGTTGCTAATCATTGGGCAAATTGGAATCTAAAAAAGGGCAGGCACTTTACTGACGAATCTCAACAACAAGTGTATTCAGGTGATAAAGGCTTAGAATATGCAGACCAAACTAAAGATGACATAAGATGGGGTAATAGCTAATGGCTATGGGTCCCGCAATTCCTGCTGCAAAATCTATTTTTGCAAAAATAGGTACTTGGTTTGCTACTAGCAAAATTGCAAAGGCTATAAGTTGGGCAGTCACAGCAATTACTGTTGGAGCAGGAATAAAGGGTTTTAGAGAAGCACAAGATTTAATGGCTAAAGGGCAGGGCATATTAGGTCAAAAAACTGCTCAAGGTGGGAAGATACCAGTCATATATGGCAGAAGGAGAGTTGGCAGCACATTAGCTTTAATGCATACACATGATGGCAGAAGTCAAAACCTTGTAGCTGTATATATGTTAGCAGTAGGTGAGGTAGATCAAATAGAATTAGACACCATTGAAATAAATGGTGTATCTATAAAAGATAGAAAAGTTTTTCATCAAGGCTATTATGCAGGTTCAGATAAAATTAGTTCTGGAGCAGGTTCTTTGTGTACTGCATCACAAATAGGTGTTGTACAAGAAGATAATGAAGGTGAGTCAGGTACAAATCCTGCTAGACGTTATCGCATGGTTTTTAATGCACATCATGGAGCAGATGATCAAGCAGCAGACCCTATGCTTATTGCTTCAACACCAGAAGTCTGGTCAAGCAATCATAGGTTAAGAGGAATTGCTTATATAGCAGCATCTTTTGAATACGATACAGAGGGTATGTTTAGAAGCATGCCACAATTAACAGTAGTGGTTAAGGGTAGGAAAATATATGACCCTAGAAAAGATGGCTCAATTACAGGTGGTTCTGGTAGTCATAGATATGACACACCATCTACTTATGAATGGTCAGATAATGCTGCTTTATGTTTGTTAGATTATTTAAGAAATGATGAATATGGTAAAGGTTTAGCAAGCTCTGCAATTAACCTGCAGTCATTCCAAACAGCAGCTAATACATCTGACACTATAAAAGAAACACCAGATTATGATGGTACTGCATCTGCTGCTACTTTTACTGGTAGCATTAATGACAGATTTTTAAATGTAGATGCTACTACATGGGGTAGAGCAAAAATTGGTGGCTTATTAACTCTTGAAGATTCTGGTTCAAATACAGAGTTAGATGGTGTCACTATTGTAGATGCTCTTAGATTTCATGAATTTGAAGAAACAAATCCAATTTATCAATTAGTTGTAGATGGTCAGTTGTCTGCTAATTACACTAATGAAAATGGTACTGCTTTAGTAAAAGTAAAAAGATTTCATTGCAATGGTCTTATAGATACAAACAAAAACGTTTTAGAAAATACTCAAGAGCTTCTAGCTAACATGAGGGGTATTCTTAATTATATAGATGGCAAATATGAAATAACATTAGAGGACACTGCTTCATCTGCATTTACAGTCACAGATGATCACATTATTGCAAGCACAGGCATTACTGTTAATTATGAAGATAAGTCAGCAAAAGCAAACAAAGTAGTGGTTCAATTTTTTAATGCATTAAAACGCTATGAGATGGACACAGTGACTGTATTTCATGACCCTAATAGTGATGATGATTTTTCAGATTTTAAGTCAGATGATGGTGGTGAAGAATTAGAATTGGTAGTAGATTTCCCACATATAGTTAATAAATATGTTGCTTACAATATGGGCAAAGCCATATTAGGCAGAACAAGAAATCAAATGACAATAACATTTACTGCAACGCCAGAGCTGTATAAGGTAAAAGTTGGAGATGTAATTACAGTATCTTATACACCTTTAGGATTTACAGGTAAATTATTTAGAATTGAAGGCATGAATTTAATGCCTAATGGATTAATTGATATACAAGCTATTGAATATCTTGATATTTATACTTGGGAAGCACCACCACAAGAAAGCATTGAAAGTATTGCTAGAGTGCCAACAGGCAGAGAAGTTAAAGCACCTTCTGGGCTTTCATTTACTGATACAGATTCTTCTAATACAGGCAGACCATTTATATCATGGAACGCTATAACAGATTTTCCACAATATGAATTTAGAGTATCTATAGTTGATTCTTCTGGTAATAAAGTTTTAAACAGAGTTGTTAGTGACAATTTTGTTGACTTAAATTTTTTACCAATTGCAAACAACTATGTGGCTACAGTTTCAACAGTCAATGGGCAAGGTTCTGAATCTACTGGTACAACGCTTACTTTTAGTATTACAAACACACCTACAAAGGCAGCAGATGTAGATGTTGCAGGTGTTATATCAGCAGGCAGCATTATAGTTTCTGGTGATAATGTGACCACATTAAGCAATAATGCAGGCTATGTTGATTCTTCTGGAGCTGCTAGTGCTGCTCCAGTACAATCAGTAGCAGGTGCAACAGGTGCTGTTGCAGCATCAACAATTATTTCAGCAGGTAATATTGTTGTACAGGGTGACAACATTTCTACACTTACAAATAATTCTGGTTTTACAGATTTTGATGCTAATGATGTGCAAAACGCTATTACTAATAATGTGACAACAATAGATGGTGGCAAGATTACAACTGGCACAGTTAATTCAGCAAGAATTGATACTGATACATTAAATGTAAAACAGTTTGATAATGTTACTTCTAAAATAATTAATCATAATAGCAATAAAGTTCCTCTTACAAGATTTAAAAGTACATATTCTAGTACAGGAAATACTGGTCAATCAGGTACACATACTTGTGCTAATGTGAGCATTGATCAATGTAGGACTGATGGTTCTTTTGTTGCTTTTGCTACAGGTGTTTTAGGAGATATACAAAACTTTAGAGTGCAATTTTCTGTAGATGGTGGCTCAACTTATAGTGATTGTACTGATGGTATTACACATACTTTAAGTGCAGGAGTATATAGACCTTATACTTTTATTTATAACGATACACTTACATTTAGTGGCTCAAACGAAACAGCTAAATTTAGAATCATTATGGTTGGTGATCAGAACTATACAAGCATTGGTTTAACAGTTTTAGTAGATAACACAAATTAATTAATTATGTAATGGAGAACACTTTTAAATTACATTAGAATAGGATAGAGGTTTAAATGTCACAGCACGATTTTAATATAGCCAACCAGATTGGTAGTGAATTTAGAGCAGACCTAAATAATGCTTTAGCTGCTATTGCTACTACTAGCAGTGGTTCTTCAGAGCCATCAACTACTTTTGCACATCAACTCTGGGTAGATACAGGCAATAATTTACTAAAGATCAGAAATGCAGCTAACAATGCATGGATTACTATTGGTGTCAGCATTACTGCATCTAATACTTTTACAGGTGATATTACAGGCAACGTCACAGGAAACGTGACTGGTAATGTCACAGGTGATGTTACTGGTGATCTAACAGGAAATGCAGACACAGCTACAACTTTAGCAACAGCAAGAACAATACAATTATCTGGAGATGTTACTGGTTCTACTTCTTTTGATGGAAGTGGTAACGTAACCATTACAACAACCATATCTTCTGACTCAACAGTTTTAGGCACTGATACGACAGGCGATTATGTGGAAAGCATATCTGGTGGTACTGGTGTCACTATTACAGGTGGAACTGGTGAAGGTTCTACACCTGCTGTTGCAATAGGACAGGCAGTTGCTACAACAGACAACGTAACATTTAACAATGTGACTGCTTCTGGAGAATTTATTGGTGATATAGAAGGTGCTGTCAGATTTGATGCAAAAGCAGATGGTGCATTGAGCAAAGGTGATGTAGTTTGTATTACTGGTGTCACTGGTAATACCCCAACAGTTGCAAAAGCAGATGCAGATGATGCTGCTAAAATGCCTGCTTTTGGTTTAGCTGCTGCAGATGCTAATGATAATGCAGCACTACAAGTTGTCACTTTTGGTAATTTAACTGGACTTGATACATCTGGATTCAGTGTGGGTCAGATTCTATATGTATCAACTACAGCAGGAACACTTACAACAACAGCTCCATCTGGTGAGTCATCACAAATACAGAATATAGGTAAGGTTGTTAGAAGTCATGCATCTGCAGGTATTATCAAAGTTGGTGGTGCAGGCAGGTCTAATGCCACACCTAACCTTAATGATGGCAAAATATTTATTGGTAATGCTTCTAATCAAGCATCTACTGCAACTTTAAATACTGCATTAGTACCAGAAAGCACTAACCTTTATTACACAGATGCAAGATTTGATACAAGATTAGCTACAAAAGACACAGACGATCTAACAGAAGGAACATCATCTTTATATTTTACAAATGAACGTGTTGATGACAGAGTAAATTCATTGTTGACTGCAGGTAGCAATATCACACTGACTTATGATGATTCAGCTAATACATTAACGATTGCAGCAACAGAAGATGATTTATCTAATAACAGCACGTCAGATTTAGCTGAAGGCACAAACCTCTATTACACTGATGCCAGAAGTAGAGCAGCAATATCAGCAGGCGGAGATTTATCTTACAATTCAACCACAGGTGTTATGTCCTTCACTGAAAGGACAGATGCAGAGGTAAGAGGATTAGTGTCAGCATCTGGAGATTTATCTTACAACTCTACAACAGGTGTCTTTAGCTTCACTGAACGTACTGATGCAGAAGTCAGAGGTTTAATATCTGGTAGCACAGGTGTTACTTATAATAACTCAACAGGTGCTATATCTATTGGGCAAGCAGTAGGCACTAGTGATGATGTCACATTTAATGATGTAACAGTTTCTGGTGACTTAACAGTATCTGGAACAACTACAACAGTAAATACAGAAACTATTAATCTTGCAGATAACCAGATTGTTTTAAATTCTAATTTCACTGGTTCATCACCAACAGAAAATGGTGGTATTGAAATTGAACGTGGTACACAAACAAACAAAACTTTAGTCTGGAATGAAACAGACGATAAATGGACTGTAGGTTCTGAAACTTTTGTAGCAGCTACCTTTGAAGGAGCTTTAACAGGAGATGTCACTGGTAATGCAGCTACAGCAACAGCATTAGAAACTGCTAGAACAATCAATGGTACTTCTTTTGATGGTTCAGCAAATATATCTTTTGACAGCGATTCAGTCAGTGAGGGTTCAAGCAATCTCTATCATACAACTGAACGTGTACAAGATGTGGTGGGTGGTCAATTAGTGACCAATGGGTCACATACAGGCATAAGTTTTTCTTATGATGATGCTGTTGATGGAGCTATTGATGCAACTGTTTCATTGTCTGGTTTTAGCACCTCTGATTTATCAGAGGGAACTAATCTCTATTACACAGATGCTAGAAGCAGAGCAGCAATAAGTGCATCTGGTGATTTATCATACAACTCAAGCACAGGCGTAATATCTTTTACAGCATCTGCAGTTCCAGTTAGTTCTGTTAATACACAAACAGGTGCTGTTGTACTGGACTCAGACGATATTGCAGAGGGTTCAAGCAATCTCTATCACACACAGGAACGTGTTGAAGATATTGTGGGTGGCATGGTCACAGGCAATACTGAAACAGGTATCACTGTCACCTATCAAGATGCAGATGGAACTTTAGATTTTGAAGTTGGCACACTTAACCAAGACACTACAGGCAACGCTGCAACTGCTACAGCATTACAAACAGCTAGAACAATACATGGTGTTTCTTTTGATGGGACAGCTAATATTGATTTAAGCGAAGAAGTGCAAGATACAGTAGGTGCAATGTTTACTGGTAATACAGAAACAGGTATTACTGCTACTTATCAAGATGCAGATGGAACAATTGACCTTGTTGTTGGTACTTTAAATCAAGACACCACAGGTAATGCAGCTACAGCAACAGCATTAGAAACTGCAAGGAACTTCAGTATATCTGGAGATATTACAGCTTCTAATGTTTCTTTTGATGGTACAGGCAATGTTGCCTTATCAGCAGACATAGATGCAAACACTGTAGGGATTACTGAATTAAATGTTAGTGATGGTACGAATGGGCAAGCTCTAGTGACTGATGGTTCTGGTAATTTATCATTTTCCACAGTTGCAGTAGATCAAACCTTAACAGTCATTGGCAGAAGTGCTAATGTAGATATTAATATAACTTCTGGAACTCTAGTTGTAGAGGGCAGAGCAGGAAACGTAAACGTAGGAGTATAAAATGGCAGCAAGATTTCCTTTAATTGTAGATTCATCTGGTACACCTGCTATTGAAGAAATAGCAAGTGGTGATGTTCTTGATTTAACTGGATGCCAAGTAAAAGTAGGCAGTGAAGCCACCTTAACAGATGGTGCTACTGTTTCATGGGATGTGGCAACTTCACCAATAGCAAAACTTACATTAGGTGGTAATAGAACATTATCAGCTCCAAGTAATGCTGTTGGCAGTGGTCAATACATATCTTTACTTGTGATTCAAGATGGCACTGGTTCAAGAACATTAACCTTTAATGCAGTCTATGAATTTAAAGACGATACAGCACCTACTCTAACTACTACTGCATCTAAGGGTGATCTATTTACCTTTAGATACAATGGTACTAAATGGTTAGAAGTAGGCAGAAACCAAAACTTAACACTAAGCTAACATGAGTCTATTAGCAGTTGCAGGAGCAAATTCATCAGTAGGTGTTTATGATATTGATAACTCTTTAAAGTTTGAAGCTGATAATAATGAGTATCTTAGTAGAACACCTAGTTCAGCAGGAAATAGAAGAACTTGGACATTAAGTTGTTGGGTAAAAAGGACTGAACTAGCTTCAAGTGCTTCTATGCAGATACTAAGTGCAGGTGATACTTATTTACATTTTGATGGTGATAGATTAAAGGCTAATTTTAGGTCGGCTGGTACAAATTTCTTTTTTGCTACTAACAGAGTATTTAGAGATACCTCTGCTTGGTATCACATAGTTTTACAGTGCGATACAACTCAAGCAACAAATACAGATAGAGCCAAACTTTGGGTGAATGGTGAAGCACAAACAGCTGATTGGTTAGATAGCTATGACAACATGGCTTTAAATTATGAAACTCTTATGAACAGCACTGATGAACACGAGGTAGGTAAATATACTAATGATGAAAGCACTTACGCTGAATTTTTTAATGGCTATATGGCAGAAATGCACTTGGTTGATGGAACTGCATTAACACCTACAGACTTTGGCGAAACCGATAATGATTCAGGTATTTGGAAACCTAAAGAATATACAGGTTCTTATGGAACAAATGGTTTCTATTTAGACTTTGAAGACTCTTCAAGTCTTGGTGCTGATTCAAGTGGAAATGGTAATAACTTTACTCTAAACAACATAGCAGCAGCAGACCAAGCGACTGATACACCTACTAATAATTTTGCTGTTTTAAACACACTTCATAGAATACCTGATACAACAAGAAAAGAAGGTCTTACAACTACTGTTAAAAATAATAATGGTTGGAGAACTATAATTAGCACATTAGGTGTTTCAAGTGGCAAGTGGTATTTTGAACTAAGTGCAGGAAGTGAATACACTATGATTGGAGTTGCAGGTGATGCAGTTTATGGTGGTGGTGGAACATGGGAAAATTATCTTGGTGCACTTACAGGTAGTCTTGGATATTACGGCAACACTGCTACTTTTTTTCAAGATGGTGTTGATAAATCACCTACTAATGTTTCAGGTTTTGTAGCTGATGATATTGTTGGGTTAGCACTTGATGTTGATAATGGCAAAGCATATTTTCATAAAAATGGTACTTACCAAAATTTAGCCAATCCTAATACCAGTACAAATGGTTATACGATAACAGGCGATGCACCTTACTTTTTAGGTTTATCAACTTACCAACAAAGCGATCAATGCGAAGTAAACTTTGGTGGCTATCATGTTTACTCAATCTCATCAGGAAATTCTGACGGAGAATATGGTAACTTTGAATACGCACCACCTTCAGGCTACTATGCCTTATGCACTAAAAATTTAGCGGAGTACGGATAATGGCTTTTACAAACATAGATGACCCATCAGTATATTTTCAGATAGCAACTTATACTGGTACAGGCTCAACACATTCAATTAGCAATGACGGAAACAGTAACTTAAAACCTGATTGGGTTTGGATTAAAAAAAGAAATACTACAGGAAACCATAGTGTTTTTGATTCCACTAGGGGCGCAACCAAAGAATTAGTAACAAATGGAGCAAATGCGGAAGCAACAGACGCACAACTTTTAACACAATTTGATACTGATGGTTTTACAGTAGGAACAAATAGTGGTGTTAATGGTTCAAGTGATACTTTTGTAGGTTGGCAATGGAAAGCTAATGGCGGTACAACCAGTTCTAATACGGATGGAACTATAACTTCTACAGTACAAGCTAACACTACAGCAGGATTTAGTATTGTTTCTTATACAGGTAATGGCGGTACTAATGTAACTGTTGGTCATGGATTATCTTCTACACCTGAAATTATAATTTTAAAAGATAGAGATAATGCATATGATTGGTATGTTTACACCACCAAAGTAGATGGAACTTTAGATTTTGGGCGTCTAAATACAAATGCTGCTTTTTCTGGAAGTGGAGCATCATTACCTACATCTTCTGTATTTTATGTTACAGGAACTGTTGCTAATTCATCGGGCGATGCAAAAATTGCTTATCTCTTTAATTCTGTGCAAGGCTACAGCAAAGTTGGAAGTTATGTCGGTAATGGTGCTGCCAATGGACCATTTGTTCATACAGGTTTTAGACCTGCTTTTCTTTTATTCAAAAGAGTTGAAAACACTAGGTCGTGGGTAATAATAGATAATAAAAGAGATCCTCATAATGTTGCTACTAAAAGACTTTTTCCTGATACTGATGGTGGTGATAATGTATTAGCAGATTTAGTAGATTTAGTAAGTAATGGATTTAAAGTAAGACAGTCTAATGTAATTATAAATAATAGTGGTGAAAAATACATCTACATGGCATTTGCAGAAAATCCATTTGTAACATCAACAGGGATACCAACAACAGCAAGATAATATATAATAGGAATTAATTATGTGGGCATTAGTAGAAAACAACGAAGTAAGCAAGGTTTATAAAAATCCTAAAGCTATAACTATTGGGGATAACCAATATCCGCAAAATATTTTTAATCTATGGTCAAGCGAAGAATTAGAAGCCATAGGTATTTATGAAGTGGTTATAGATAACAGCAACTTAAAAAATAAAGAATATTACATTAACACTAATCAAAGTTTTGCTTTTGCAAACGATACAGTTACCGCTTCTTATGGTACTGCAACTGCAAAAGCATTAGATGATGTTACTGATGATGAGGGTAATGTTACCAGAGGTCTTAAATACAATCACAAAGAAATAATAAACTCACAAGCTGGTGCACTTTTATCAGCGACAGATTGGTACATAATAAGAGAAGCAGATGGTGGCACAGCTTGTCCAGATAACATCAGCACACATAGAACAGCAATCAGAACAAAAGCTAATGAGATGTGTACAGCTATAGATAACGCAGCAGATGTAGATGCACTTGCAGCATTGTATGAGTACACAAACACAGGCACAGAAGAAGAGCCTGTTTATACAAGACCATTAGGTGAGTTTCCAGTTTTAGGAGAGTAAAATGAGTAAAGAACAAAAAACAGAAGATCAAGTAATTAATGTTAATCACAGGTCTTACAAAGAATCAGAATTAAATGATGTGCAAAAGATTTTGTTTAATGAGTTGTTATCTATTGAAGGACAAATAAGAGAGCTGAACACAGCTCTTAATAAACTCTGTAGAGATAAAGACTACAGAATTAATGACTTTGAAAGTCAAAATCAACCAGAGGTAAAAGAAGATGATTGAGATTATTGTTATAGCTAATATCATTATTACAGGTGTCCTTTGTTGGATGCATTTAGAAGATTTTGAGGATTATTGGAAAAGATAATGGCTGCAAGACCCACAGTCTCAAGTGTACACAATCAGCTTCATGCACATGAGGTGCAGTGTCATGAGAGGTGGGTCACAAACTTCAAGCATCTTGAGTCATTACAAAAAGAAGTAACCTTTATCAGAAATTGGATGTTAGGTGGCTTAGGCACACTATCATTGACAATGGTTGGTTACATATTGAGTCAGATATGAAGTTTGGCAAGATCAAAAACGTAATAGGTGCAATAGCACCAACACTTGCAACAGGGCTAGGCAGTCCAATAGCAGGTGCAGCAGCAAGTATGATTGCTGAAGCTCTGGGGTGTTCACCTAATCCAAAAAGCATAGAGCAAGCAATTCAGAAGGCTACCCCAGAACAAATCGTAGAACTCAAAAAAATAGATAAAGACTTTGAGGTCAAGATGAAGGAACTTGATGTTGACTTATATTCAATACAAACAAAAGACATTCAAGATGCCAGAGATAAGTTTGCTAACGACTGGACACCTAAATTTATAGCAGGACTAACTATGTTAGGTTTTGTGGGTTATATCTTTTATATAACTGTGTTCCCAGTTTCAGATGCAGCAGATGACATAGTTATGTTAGCTATAGGTTCTCTGACAGCAGCAAGTGCAACTGTGCTTGCCTACTATTTTGGTTCATCAGATAAGGATAAATAATGTTTATGAAAATGCATGAAGAAGAAGGTCTGGACTTTGATCTTCTCAAGAAACGTCTTGTGGATTTTGAAGGTTTAGTCTTAAAACCTTATCACTGCTCACAAAATTATTTAAGTATAGGTGTAGGCAGAAACTTAGATAGCAATGGCATATCAGAAGAAGAAGCTATGTATCTTCTGGATAATGACATTCACAAAGTAATAGAACAATTGGATAAGCAATGGGAAGTATGGCGAACATTCCCAGATGCAGCAAAGTATGTATGTATAGATGTGGCATTTAATATGGGCATTAATACTTGGATGAGCTTTAGAAAAACTAGAGCTTACATGGAACTGGGCGAGTGGGAAAAAGCAGCAAGCGAAATACTTGATTCAAAATATGCAGAACAGGTTGGTAGAAGAGCAATCTTCAATTCAGAGCAACTTGCATCATGCCAAAAAAGACAAAAGAACAGCTAAATAATGCAATAAGAATTGGCAGCTATGGGGAGCTGCTAGTACAATCCTTCTTGGCAGAACATTGCCAATTTGTCTATCCAACATGCTATGGGCATCCTGCTGATCTAATTGTAGAGATGGGCAATAATTCATTGTTCAAAGTACAAGTCAAATCACGAAACAGAGGAAGAGAAGGGAAGTATGCATTTCCATTGGAAAATCACAGGAATCAAGCAGAGTCACATAGGACTTATCATTGTGACATTCTGTGTTTTGTATTCTTGCCTTCCAAAAGATTCATATTTAAGCCCAACACTACCCAACAGAAGTATTATGTTTTTACAGACAAACACGTTAGTGAGGGGGTTGAACTCACATCATTCCAAGAAACACTTGAAGCTCTTGCAAGCGTACCTACCATAAATCCCTTATTCCCAGAATAATCAGTATATAAATATATTTGCATATTTATATATTTATGATTTAGAATACTCTTATGTTTACTACTAATTTATTTAAGGAGAGAAAAATGATTAGATTACAAAACGCAGACTTGGTTAAAGATCGCCAAGAGAGTGACATGGTGCAACACATTACAGATGTGCTTTTGCATGGTGGTGCTAATGATGCTGACATTCAAGAAATGTTAGATGCAGCTAGTATTGATATGAAGAGAACCCCTAGAGGGTTCTCATTCACCTTAAACTTTGAGTGGGTGAAGTAATGAGTGATTATAGTGGAGCTGTAACAAAATCAGGTTACTATCTGACAACAGGTCAGGAAAACAAGATGTATGTTCTTAGATACAATTGGGAGCAGACATGGTGGATTGGTGACAGAAGTGGTCAAAATCATAGGGACTATCATGTTAGAAACTTGTCAATTGATTACGATAAGGCAGTTGCTAAAGCAAAAGAATATGTTGCTAGACGTAACAAAAATTCTGATACTCAAGAAACTCTTATAATCAATAATCAAACAAGTCTAAATAAGATTGTACAGAGAGATAAGGAAGTCATTGCTGCTGAAAAAGCAAAGAAGGCAGAATGGGAAGCACTGAAGGCTAAGTGGTCAGAGGAAGCTCTTGAAAGAACTGCAAGAAAAAACAATAACTTTGTTTATGCATGTTGGGCAAACTACATGGCTAGGTCTTGCAAAAGTTTTGACACCTTACAGAATGGTCAGCTTGATACTGAAAATAGAATAACCATGACAGGTACTATTAAGACTATTAAGGAATATGAAAACAACTTTTCTTACTATGAGAGTTATGTATATAAATCTGTTATTGAGCTAGATACAGGTCATAGAGTTTTTGGTTCTGTACCTACTTACAAATGCTCAAAACGTAATTGCAAGATTAGGTTGCAAGAAGGTGAAAGAGTTACCTTTGATGCTAAGTTAGAAAAGCCAGAAGATTTTGATGGTACTTTTTATTACTACAAAAGACCAACAAAAGTTCAACCATTAGACATAAGAGAGGTGGCGTAATGTATCAAGTAATTCAATATGTTCCAGATGCAGCAGGCAACATTAGCAAAGACAGCTATGTTGTCTGCTTCAAAACTAATGATGAAGAAAAGGCGAAGGCGAAGCTCAAGCGTAATCTTGAAGCAGGCTTCAGATCACAAATTAAGGTAGTGAGGTAATTATGGGTAATATTCCAGACGTAATGATATTAGTGCTAGTAGGAGCTTTCCTACTAGCTGTTAGTTTTTATTTGGATAAGTAATGGCAGAAGGTAAATTAACTAGGGATGATGTGCTAACTGCTTCTATAGTTGCTAACGCAATGGGCAAGGGCAAATATAAAAGCAGGCAGGCACAGCTTAAAGAAAACATTAAAGCTAAGAATGGTGAGAACATTAGATTTGATCAGAACTTAGCTATGAAGCTAGGTGACTTCTTAGAAGAAGGCATTATCAACTTTGCATGCAACCAGATTGGCTTGACTAATGTGGTCACAGAATTTGGCAAGAAGTTTGAGCATCCATTCTATCCTGTAGAGTGTTCATTGGATGGCATGGCAGATGCTAAAGAGCTAACGATAGTTCCAGATGAAGCAAAGGGCATGCATTGTCCAGAAGCAGATGAGGTATTTATCAACAACACAGGCATCATTGAATGTAAGCTGACTAAAGATTATCCAGACCATTCTCAAGAAACTCTGGACTGGAGAGGTTGGCTACAGCTCAAGACACAGGTGGAGTGTGCTAATACTAACTGGGGTGTCTTGATCATTTTCTATCAAAGTTCTTATGAGCTGCATTATTACTTTTATCAACGTGATATGCAGTTTGGTAATGAACTTAAAGAGCTTGCTGAAGAGTGGCAAGAACGTATAAAAACTGAATCATACTTTGACCCAGAAACATCTGATGATGCATGGCTAAAATATGATGAAGCGATACCAGAGGAAGTGGCAGAGCTAGACCCAAAAGCTATAGACATACTTGCACAGATAGAAAACCTAGATGAGAACATTAAGCTCATGGGCAAACAAAAAGATCAGTTGCAAACACAGATTATGGACATGATGGGTAATGCTGAACAAGCAGTAGTGGGTGATTATCATGTGAACTGGGGAATGATCAATTACAAGGCTCAACCAGAGAAGGTTGTTCCTGCTAAAGAAGCATACAGTGTTAGGCGTAAGTCTATCAGGATTAAACAGGTAGGGTAGGAAGCATAAGGGAGTATGAACTGGAGAGTTTTTGCAACCTACCCTTTTTTAATTATAATTAACTTGGAGAGTTAAATCATGGAAGAAGAAAAAACATTCAAAGATTTCAATGACCCCTTGACAGAACGAGCAGGTAAAGAAGCTGTCTGGGTGGACAAAGAAGTTCATCAATTACTTTGGGAATACAAAGTCAAGCATGGCAAGAAAAGCATAGGTGAAGTGGCAGGCTACTTTATCAAGCTAGGTATTATTGATGCTATTAGGTCTAATAATGATTAGTTCAACATCTACAGCAGAAACTAAAGGATGGTTAGACCCAAAAAAGCACACAGGTCTTAGTGAATGGCACAGGCAAAGATACGAAGCACATCAAAGAAGATTACGAGATGTACAGTTGCGAAGAACTGTCAAACAAAGAACTTATAGAGGTATTGCATACACAGAAGCTACTTACTTTGATCATGATTACAAAAACAAAGTTAGGCAAACATATTTAGCTAATGATAATAAGGTCATGACTGATAATAGAGAAGCAACAGTCTTACATGAAATACATTGTTTATTTGCAACTAAGGATGGAATAGAAGCAGCAATAGATTCTTATTTGGAGTTAGATGATGAGTAAGAAGAAGTTGTCATTTAGAGATTGGTGTAAGCAAATTATCTACCGCAATACAGATAAGTATGGTGAAACGATTGTGACCATAGCTTACAAAGATGGCACTAAAGAGAAGCATTACAATGATGGGTCTTTTACTAGAGAAGCTAGTAAGTACACATTAGAAGAGCTTAAAGATATGTTTGAAACAGAAACAGGCAACTCATGGTAAACGCAAGAAACAAAGGAGCTGCATTTGAGAGAGCTATTGTTAAAAAGATAAATGACTATCTGGAAACTACAGGCTCAGATGATCGTGTCAGAAGAAACCTAGATCAATATCAGAAGAAGGGTCTAGCTGACATCTATTGGGGTAGGTTAGCGATTGAGTGCAAGGCATATAAAGGCAATGGCAATCACTTCATGCAAGAGAGATGGTGGAAGCAGGCATGTGAAGCAGCAGGTGATCTATTTATTCCTGTGCTGATTTACAAATACAACAATACAAAACCAAAAGTGGTCATGCCTGCTCATGTAATGATTAAGGACTTACCTAAAAAGAATGAAGCAGTAATGATTGGATACTTATCTGATATCTGCAAGAAAATTGATGTAATATTAAACAATGTACATCATGTATGACGAAGGCTTTGAGAATTTTTGCCAGATGAGGTATCAAAACTATTGTCTGGTATGTGAGATGATGGGTATCACTGAATATGGTACTTATCATGAATTTAAGGTTTCTAACATTGAGATGTTAGAAGATTTATATAACCGCAGCGAAGAGAGAAAGCTGCATTAATATAGGAGTATGAAATGAGTGAAGATTTTTTCACAGAAGAAGCGAGTTCAAGTGATAATCCACAGGACTTATTTTTAAAACACTTAGCTAAAGAGAAGGCATGGTACATTGGAGAAGATGTTGTTGATCTTAGCTATATCATCTTAGACCCAGAAACAATTAAAACAGGCATAGGCAGATATGCAGGTGGTTATGAGTTTGAGTGGGCAGAACACAAAGGTGGTAAAAGAGTTAAGCCAGATGAAACATGGAAGGATGCCTTTAGTGTCTGGGTGTTTGTGCATGGGCATGATAAGCCTGTGTTATGGGAACGCATGTCATGGGGTGAAGTAAAAGCCTTCAGAGATATGTGTCCTAGTTTTTGGCATGGTGCTAATAAAGAAGCACCTGCATTACCAGTTTTTAAATATTCAGGCTCTAAAACCATTAAGTTTGAATCAGGATTTAGCTCTGCAATTCCAGAGTTTGAGTTTCAAGGTTATAAGCCAAGACCAGAAGGTTTTGTTATTCCAGAATGGGCAAATATGGATGTGCCTGTTGCTGCAGAAATAGAGCAAGAAGCAAAAGCAGAATTAAAACAAGACGATATCCCATTCTAAATGACTAACGAGGAATGGGCATCTATTGCTAGAGCAGTAGGTCTTGAACTGTTAGGCGAACCAAAACAAGAATCCTCTACAGAGATTAGATGGGGAAACAAAGGAAGTGTTTGTCTAAACAAAGAGACTGGGCAGTTCTATGACTTTGAAGCTGATAAAGGTTTTGGAGTGCATGGACTTCTGGTTGAACATAATCAAGACATTGCTGCTGTGCTTAAAAGATTTGGTTTCAGTGGTGGGGTAGATTCTCTTAAAAATGTAGTAAACATACGTTCCCCTAAAACTACCCCACTGTTGTCCAGAGATGAGATGGCGAAGCTCTGGAAGGAAGCAGAGATCAAAATCAAATATGCAGACAACTTTATCGTTTTACGCTTTCCAGAGGGTCACAACAGAAGCTATCAGAAATATGCTCCTTACTGTAAACAGAGTGATGGCTTCTGGGTCTGCAAAAGACCTTCTGGAGAGCTACCCCTATACTTAACACCAAAACGTTCTGAAACAGAGCCTGTGTTGCTTGTAGAGGGTGAAAAAGCAGCAGTGGCAAGTGAGCAAATTTATCAGCATCAAGTAGCTTGCCATCATGGGGGTTGTAAAGGGTGGCAAAAGACTGATTGGTCACCTCTGTATGGCAGGGAAGTGCTTATATTCCCAGATAATGATGAAGCAGGTTTTGGCTTTGCAGATGACATCTCAAGGCACTTACAGAAGCATGGGTCATTGGTCAGCGTATGCAAACCACCAGAAGGCTTGCAAGAAAAAGAAGATATGCACGAAGCAGTAGAACGTGGGTTGTTTGCAGATCATGCAGACCTTGTGGATTACATTAAGAACAATCCTATGCATAGACCTGCAGGCACACTTTACTTTGAACGTGCAGATCAGGTGTTAGGTCAGATTACAGAGCCAGAGTGGTTGATTAAGGACATCTTTGAACGTGAAAGTTTAGTTGCAATATTTGGTAAGCCAAAAGAGGGCAAGTCTTTTGTTGCATTAGATATGGCAGTTGCGATAGCTAGAGGTGCAGAATACTTTGGTCATGAAGCTACAAAAGCACCTGTGGTCATGCTTGTGGGTGAAGGTAAGCGTGGAACTGTCAGAAGATTAAGTGCATTAGAACAAGTGGGCAGAAGTCTAATAGATGCACCACTGTATTTATCTAATAGGGGTACAAGAATTCTTGATGAAGATGAGTATCAAAAGCTCATAGATGAGCTAGATATTATCTGTGCAAGAGAAGGTGAGATTGGATGCATTATTGTTGATACTTTGAATAGAAACTTTGGAGCAGGCTCAGAGAACAGCACAGAGGACATGACAATGTTTATCAGTAGGTTAGATAACATAATTCATAAATATAAAGCCTGTGTAGTCATAGTGCATCACACAGGACATAACGCTTCTGGAAGGCAAAGAGGTAGTTCAGTCTTGGGTGCATCAATGGACTATGAATTTCAGGTAGCTAGAGAAGATATAGGTGGTGATATGTACGTCACCTTGAGCCAAACATTAAACAAGGATGGTCAGGGCATGGCTAATCTTGACTTTAAGTTTAATGAGGTGGATTTACTAGGCTATAACATGACATCTGGATATCTAGACATTGTGACTGATAAACCAAAAGGCAATATCAAGATGAGGTCAACACATGCAGAAGTTGATAGAGCTTTAAGACAATTAGCACTAGAAAAGCAGTCAGCAGAAGGTGGTAATCTAGAGGACTACTGGTTTAATGTTGGTGATCTATTTGGTGTTTGTAAAACAAAAGCAGGTAATGCAATGAAGCGACCCAATATAGATCAATATACAAAAGAGATGGTGGAATTAGATATCGTTAATCATGATGCAAATAATAATTTGTTTCAGGCTAATGAATACAGAAATAAGGTGGAGTTTAGTGGTCTATATAAGTGATTTTATGAGTGTATGTAAAAGTGTATGTAAGTGTATGTTTTTATATGTAAAATCACTAAATTTGTGTATGTATGTATATGTATTTCTTAGAAATACATACAACATACATGCAAATGATTACATACAAAATTTACATACATGAGTAGAGCAAAAGAAAAGAAATTTAGTCCTGTTGTGACAAAGAAATTGCAGGAGCTAAATCAACACATAAAAGCAGTCAGAACTGAATGGGGTGATATGACTAGAATCAATGATCTGATTTCTACTGAAACATCTTTAAAATTTAAAAAGGCAACCAAGCTGTACAAGTTGGCTTTAGCAAAAAGAGATGATCAGGAAATGAACCAGATGATAGAAATGATGTATAGAGCTTATGATGCATTGGTCAATGAGTTAGAAGAATTTGGATATAAACCAGTTGAGCCACATATGAGATGTTTTGATTGGAATGGTGAAATTTGGTATGTGACAGATATGGACTACCAGATGCCAAGAGCAAAACTAATTGCGAAACATAAGGATGCTAACTTTATCAGCATAGAAGAGTTATTGAGATCAGTACCAAAAGAACTAATGGATATGAGAATTCTTATAGCTAAACAGTTTGAGGGGAGTAAATTTGAAAAGGTAGAAATTAATAATGAGTAAAGGCTCACAAAGAAGACCAGAAGATAAAAAGAAAATAGATCAGAACTGGGATAAGATTTTTAAAGGAGATAAGGATGCCAATAAAACTAAAGCCAAGTCAAACAGTTAGAGATAAGAAAACAGGTAAGCTGCTTACAGAGCATTACTACATTAAGAACATTAACGATCTGGAACTAATTAAGATTGTTAACAATGAAAGCACTAAACCTAAAGTAAGACAGAAGGTCAGAAACGAAATAGCAAGGAGAAAAAAATGAATCCATATATAGTTCCAAGCCCTGCTTTAATTAGTTTTAGTGGTGGTAGAACTTCAGCGTACATGCTTAAAAAAATTTTAGATGCACATGATGGCTCTATACCAAATGATTATCATGTAGTTTTTGCAAACACAGGTAAAGAAGTAGAAGAAACCTATGAATTTATACAAAAAGTTTCAGATCGTTGGGATATACCAATAACTTGGTTAGAGTTAGAAATATATGAAGAAAAACCTATTTATAGAAATAAACTTGTTAATTTTGAAACTGCAAGTAGAAATGGAGAGCCTTTTAAACAATTAATAAAAAGAAAAAATATGCTACCCAATCCTGTTATGCGTATCTGTACAGCAGAATTAAAAATGGCAGTAATTAATAGACACATGAGATCATTTGGTTATAAGGAGTGGTCAAATGTAGTTGGTTTAAGATATGACGAACCAAGAAGAGTTGCTAATCAGAGAAGGGCTAATCAAACAGGCAAAAATAAATGGTTTAACTATGCACCATTGTTTGATGATAAAAAAACTGTAAATGATGTTGCTGAATTTTGGAAAAAAAGCAATTTTGATTTAAAGCTACCCAATCATGGTGGCAAAACTTTAGTGGGAAATTGTGATTTATGTTTTCTAAAAGGTACACAAACTAAAGTGCAAATTATTAAAGAAAAGCCAGAATTAGCTAAATGGTGGATTGATATGGAAGATTTAATTGCAGTTAAAAAAAAATCAGATGGCTCTAATTATAAAGCTACTTTTCAATCAAAAATATCCTATATAGATTTATTAGAATTGTCACAGCAAAACAAAATAGATTTGTTAGATGATGATGGTAGGAGTTGTTTCTGTCATGATTGAAGATATAAAAAATAAAACAAGAATTATAAAAGAAATTAATGAAGAGCTTTATTGGTTGCAAAAAATGAATGATCTAATAAAGGAAAGACTACAAATTTGTAAAAATAAATCTATAGAATTAAAAAGGAGTAAGCAGAATGAGCATTGATTACATCAATCATCCACCACATTATAACAATCAAGGCGTAGAGTGCATTGATTACATTGAGCAACAGTTAGGCTCTAACTTTCCATCTTACCTAGAAGGCACTATCATTAAGTACATACACAGACACAAATACAAAGATGCAAACATACAGGACTTAGAAAAAGCACAATGGTATTTGAATAAGTTAATAAATTACTACAAGGATTTATGAAAAAAGATATAAGCAAAGAATGGTTGAGGACACAGATAGAAAAAGGCAAGTCATCATTAGATGTGGCTAATACGTTAGACATTAGCAAGTCTAGTGTGCTGAAAATAGCTCAAGAACTTGGAATAAAGTTTAAAGGTAAGAGCCATTGGAGAAAGTCATGAAGATATCTGTTAAAGACAATCTCAAGGAAGTGCAGAAGTGGTCAACAAACATACAAAGAAAACAAATACCTTTTGCAACTGCAATGGCAATCAACAAGACACTTGGAATAGGTAAAGCAAATAGAATGAAGGGTCTTGATAGAGCTATGGGTGTCCAGATGAATAAGAAGCTAGATAGACCTATGCCAAGAACTACTAAGGCTTTTTACAGAATAGCAGCAACAAAGAAAAGACAGGAAGGCACATTGGGTTTTGTTGATTGGGCAAATAAGTTTATGCAACGTCTTGTTCATGGTGCTGAACGTAGCGAGAGCAACATAGGTGTGCCATACACAAAGGAAGCAAGACTAAATAAGTTTGGTAATATCGCAGGCAGAAGAACAGGACTTGTTAAAAAGAAGAATCAATTTATAGGAAACATCAAAGGCATTGATGGTGTATGGGAAAGGCACAAAGATAGGACAGTCAAGCTGCTTGTTGGATTCAAAGATAGTGTTAGTTATAAAGCTATGTTTCCCTTCTACAAAATAGCAGAGAAATATGCAGCAGCTAACTTTGATAAGAACTTTGCAGAAACATTTACTAAGGCAATGAAGAGTGCAAAACGATAGGTTCTTTCTAGGCAAGCCATGTGAGGTATTCGCAAC